GTCTTGTATTCATCTAATCCTTTTCGGAAGAGCTCCACTTTATCAGTTTGCCCAGCCAGCCAGACGCCAACTCGGTTTTCAATTGAGCTAAAATCCACATCAACGAAGGTTTTACTTTCTGGAGCCTTGATAACACTTCGGACGAGGGAGGAGAGTTCTTGCATAGAAGCCACTCCTTCAACAAATGCCTTTGGTATTGCTTTCTCAATCGCTTCATCATCGAGTGTAGGTCTAGCAATATTTTGCAAATTAAGACCGCCACGACTGGCCCAACGACCTGTCGAAGCTCCATGGTAAACGAGGGTATTTCTAATCCTGCCATCTCTTTGTATCTCCATCATTTTGGCAAACTTCGCCACACTAGTTTGACTTCCCTCTTGACGCAACTCTAAAGCCCTACGCACATTTTTAGATAAGTTAGTGTCCGCTAACTTAGCGGCAACCGTCTCAGCGGTCATGTTTGCCATGTCCGCGCCTTGGGCATTGAGCCAGCCTAATAACTTGGCTCGCTCGGAAGGTTTGCACCCCGTTATAGCCAGCAATTCGTCATCTAAAGCACCTTGGGCTCTGTCTACAGCCAAGACTGCATTCTGAAGCTCTTTAAGAGCCACAGGAACGCCTCTAAGGTTGATCCGCTGGGTGAGGTACCAGACCTCTTGTTCAAAGGCTGTGAGGGGCTTTAAAACGCTTCCTATAGCCATTTCTGTACGCACGTCTTGGGCGCAATATTCAAATAGCTGGGAAAGTAGTTCGGGATCATTGTTAAACTCACCCTTTTTGTTTGGTTTACATAACTTCTGAATCAGCTTTTTGCCAATCGGGTCTTTCTGATATTGGGCATCCAAAAGGGCACCAGCGTCATCCAAAGCCTGGGGGATGTTATTGGCTGCCGCTATAGCCATGGTGTCAATGCACTGCTCTAGCTTTAGTGGTGGCCAGCCGTACTTAGGCACACAGACACAGTTCCAAATGGCGTACTCGAACATGGCGTTCCATGCTTGGATTTTGCCACCACGTTTGACGTGCGCTAATAAAAACATTAGGTCTTCGTTTGAGGGGTCAACTCGGGGTTTTGTAACAACAACGGAATCTGTTGTTGTATTACCGAACGCAATACATAGCACTTCTGTTGTTTCGTCGTTGGCGTAGATGTCTAACCCTTGGTCGGGTAGGCTAATGGTGCTTCGTGTCTCAAAGTCGATTGAGTAAATCATAAGTGCTCCTAAGGCAAGCAGACGCATCTGCGATTAAAAAAGGGGTGACCGAAGCCACCCCAAATACTACCACCAATTATTTAAAAAGTCTATCAACTATCTGTTGCTTCTCGCTAGGAGATAGTCCCATCCATTTTGCAATCTCGTCTTTGGTTCTTTGACACCCTCGACAGACATCCATAACGAGGGTGCAGATTCCTGTACATGGGGATGCCACATCCAGCTCAGATTCCAATTGCTCAAATTTAACGGAGGGCATAGCCATGGATCAGATCTCACAGCTTCCACCAGTGCAAGCAAGCATTTGAGAACCTTCTACATTGTCGGTTTCTTCCTTGAGAAGATTCCAATCAATGTTTGGAATAGACTTTCTGAGTTCTTCGTATTGCTCTTTTGTACACTCCTCGTATGGAGCTTGCCGGTAAGTTCCTCCATCGTAGGGGAGGTAGCTGACTCCGCTGATTTCGTCAAAGTTTTCCCATGTCCAGGCTCCGACACTCGGCCAGTCTTTTTCTTCGACTGAGATGGTGACTGAGGGTTTGTGCTCGCACCAATGTCTTTGGTAAGTGAGCCAAAGTTCCAGATGGGAAATGGGGGTAACATCAGCTCTTGTAAGTCCGTCTGGAGCTTTTTTAGCGAAGCTAAATACTGTCGTTTGAGTGGGTTTGTATACGCAGTCCTCCGCAGGTACTCCTTGGGCGACCAAGAATTGTGTAAGAGGGTCCTTCTTATCTCCGCGCACTCGTCTAATGTAATATTTGGAATGTCTTGGATGAATTCCTGATGCGCTATCCACCAGTTGTGAAACTGTTCCGGAAGGCTTGACTGCTGTGATTGCAGTGCTTTCAGGTATTCCAAGTAATGCTGCCCATTCTTTATTAGTCTCTCGGGCGCAGACTCGTAGATCTTGGAGGAGTTCATTTAGCTTGTTTCCTTGGGTTGTGAGTAAGGGATTGTCATAGATTCCGGTGAGGGAGACACCCAAAAGCCGTTCTTCTTCAGTATTTCTCTGCCACACCTTGCGCAGATAGGGGAACTTTGTGAAGGTAGACTGGATGGTACCAAGGATAGTGGCGATGCGCACTTTGCGCAATAAAGTTTCTCTGGTGTCGTCATGTCTTACCACGGCCTCTGTGAGATTACAAAATTGATAAGGTCTGAGAATGATTTCAGAACAGGGATTGGTGCCAAACTCATAATTAGGATCACGATGACCATACTTAGCCACAGTTTTCTGAGCAGCTTCGCGGTTAAAAATACCACGCTCCCCAGAATGAGAATTATACAAACTAAGCCATTCTTCCATGAACTTTCCGACTGTGGGAGTTTCACTGTAGACTGCGGAGTTGTTCGCAAGTGCTCGGTGTGATGCTGTTTCCCACCATGGTCCCGCTTTGGCATGTCGAATCCTTTCATCATCTAAGTCTGACAAGGATATCATAGCTGAGCGACGCACACCACCCACTACAACTACCTCACCAATCTTACACATCAAGTCGTGGCACTCGAGCGAATGCAAGCGACGACCTTTAGCGCCTTTGAATGTTGCTACGGCAAAGTTAAATAAATCGACTAATGGTTCTGGCCCGGAAGCTCTTCCACCAAATGTTTTGAGTCGTGCTCCGGCTGGGCGGATGGACTCAACATTCCACTTGGGGATTTCGCCAGCCCAGAGATGAGCGAGTAGGAGGCGGAGAGACTTTGCCCATCCTTCCTTGCTATCGTGTACGACGATGGTGTGCTCTGAATCAAACAAGTTTTCTGGCACTTCTGGCAAACGGTTAATGTACTTGGATTCAACTGAGAACCCAACGCCAGTTCCGCAAAGCAAAATGAACATTGCTTCGTCAAACGACTTGGGGTCATCCACTGGGAGATAGCTGCAATTATAGATGCAAGTATTGTCACGATCGGCACTCTTTCCTGCTGTCATCATGGCACGCATGGACGGCATTAAATCTAGGTTATGGATTGAATCAAAAATTTCTTTCTTTAATTCGGTGTTGTCTGTAATGGCTGGAGTTCTGGTAAAAATATAATCTACAAATCGATTTACTGTTTCTGCCCAAGTCTCTCTGCGGTGTTTTTCGTCTATAAAACGGGCATATCTGCTGGCGGCTATATATTCTTGATATTGATCCATGGTTTCTTTTTGTTATGGGTTAAAGGGAAAAATGCCCCACCAAACTTCGGTGGGGCTAGGCACTACAGGGGAGGAACTACGAAAAATTAATTTGCGAAATCAACTGCTGCGGATACACCGCCACCGCCAAGACGCTCGCCATCTTCTAGCTTTTGGATGTTGCCTAAACCGCAAGCAATGCCTTTTGCACCTTCAACATTGTAGGGATAGAATTCAATTGCAACACGACCATAGCAACCCGAATACAATTCATCTGGATCCAAAATTGCATTCATGTCAGCGTCAACAACGCCTGGTTTCTTAGAAGAGTTTGCATTAATAAACATGCAACCAGCGTACTCTGGCTCTTCTTTTTCTAAATCACCATCACGCAAACCGCCTTTGAGCAACTTAGGAACGGAGCCACCGAAGAAAGCGGCTGAGTTAGCTTTAGCTGTTTCAAATGCTGTATTGATTTTGGCGATGGTTTCTTTATCTGTTTTAGGGATAAGAATTGCTACACCATACTTACCAACGGTGCCATCTTCTTTTACTTGTGGTTGAAATGCATATACATAAGACAAACGCACTTTACCAGTTACTACACGAGGGTTCTTAGTTGCCATTTTACTGTTTTCCTTATTTACTGTTTCTTGATTAGGTTTAAGCGGTACTAATCTTTACCGTACTGTCAAGAGTATACCACAGTTTCCTATGGTATACCCTAAAAACATGATTGCTGGCCCAACATTGCCTTTGACATACTGATCAATTGCAACACCTAAGTATATCATAGTTGAAAGAATGATTAATGGTGTGCTCATTCTGCAAAGTCCTCGATTGAACTATCGGGAACTAATTTAGGTGCAGAGTCTGGGCGAACAATTAAATCTTTTAGAATATTTTCTATTTGACCTTTTTTACCAAGCTTAACAATTTGCGGTACAGACTTGGGTTTGTGTTCATACAAGTCATTTTTATTAAAACCATTCTCAACAAGCACAGTTTCAGCCAAACTAAAATCTGTGATTTTACGGTGTCCTTTTGGAACGACAAGTTTAAATCCGACTGGTACAACATTCTCTTCAACTGCCTTTTGAGTTACATATGCTTCAATATCATTGGCATATGATTTTAATTGGGATACTTTAGAAAATACTAAACGAATTTCTTCATCGTCTAGTAATGGGGCTGGTCGGAAATCCAGCTTGGCTATTTCGTCGACGAAGTCCGAGCGCGCTTTGCACGTGGCTTTGGCGCGGCAGAACTGGCACCAGTCACCTGGGAGGAATTCGCCCGTACCTGTCCACGCTTTTTTGGCTTTGGGTTTGACGAAGTAGTTTGCCCAGTCGACGAGCTTGGCGACGGACGTCCCATCGCTGCTAATAGAGTCGAGTCTTGGCTGGTGGATCGTGTAGATGACTTCTTTGATTTCGGGGTATTCTTCTTTGAACTTGGCATACGCACCAAGGGCGTAGAGGCGTAGTTGCGTATTGTCGATCGCTGAGACGGGAACGCCCCGACCGAATTTGAGGTCAATGACCCGAATGGAGTACTTAGAAAGTACAACCACATCGGCCGTACCAAAGCCATCAGGCACCCACTCAGAAAAGTCCACACGCTGTTCAAACAATGGCTTATCGTGTTCACCAATTTGACTGCGGACGTAAACGACGTAGTTGTCGACATACTCTTCGAGTTCATCGTTGTAGTATTCACTTTCTTTAACCTTCTGTACTTCGTCGTCATATTCTTCTTGTCCTATCTGGTTTAATTGGAAACGCAATTTTACTTCAGCTAATGTATGGGCAAGTGTGCCCTCAGCGGAATGGTCAAATGACCCCGGTGCTTTCTTTTGTTCTGGGAGAGTTGCTTCTAAGCGGGCACTTGGTGTGCAGGATAGCCACCGTTTTGAGCCCGAAGCTGAGAGTAATGCGTGTGCCGTCATTCTGATTTCCTTGTTTTCTGTTTTACTGAGTATATCTACTTATGCAAACTTTACCATAAAAAAATCATAGTTTGGTTTCACCATGTGATAAATATTTAATGGCTAATGTAAGTGATTGAATTGAATCACCTAATTGTCCTAAAGCGGAATTGCAAGCCCTACATAAAACACCTCTAATTTTTCCAGTTTTATGACAATGATCTACACAAGTGTTATATTTATTTGTAAATTGTTTTTTGCAAAGGGCGCAACTATTATTTTGATTTTTAATCATTTGTTGTTTTTGGGTTAAAGAAATACCATACTTTTTATAGTGATATTTTTCCCAATTTGTATTACTAAACAAGTTTGCACACTTTTTGCAATCGGCTCTTTTACCGTTTTTTCCAAGTTTTTGATTATAAAATTCAGATAGTGGCTTTTCAATGCCACATTTTGAGCACTTCTTCATTGATACCCCTTAATGGTTTATTGGTGGACTAGCTAGTGATTAAGGCACTAGCAAGGGAGCTACCCGATTCGTCCGTTGATGATTTTACTACTCTTTTGCTTCTCGTAACTGCTTGATTAAGTTAGAAACCTCACCAGCAAAGTCGATTTTAATTTCTTGTTTAATTTCCGCTTTGAGTTCTCGGGTTTCTTTGTAGGTATCTTGGAACTGACCACGAACCGCAATTTCAACCATTCTAGAGTTAAATGCCTTATTGTTGACATTCTCGATCATCAGCTTTTCCCAATAG